TTTCTGAATGTGCTGTTGGTATTAATTCACATGGCCCTGAGTGGGAAGAATTTCACCAACATGCTACAAAATTTGGAATGGATCGTTTGTTTGGCGGTGATTATGGCAAATATGATCAAAAATTGCCATCACAATTGATCTTTGCAGCGTTACGTATTCTCATTGATTTTGCAAGAGAATGTGATTATTCTGATGAAGATATCCGTGTGATGGAAGCAATGACTGGCGATATTGTGTTCGCTTATATTGCTTTCAATGGCGATTTGATTGGTTTGACAGAAGGCACTCACATCAGTGGGAACTCGTTGACCGTCATTATCAATGGCATATGCGGCTCATTAAATCTACGATGCTTTTTCTATACTCAATACCCATGTGAGGATTTTGAAGAAAGAGCTGTCTTTCGTGATTGTGTTGCTGCAATGACATATGGTGATGATAATATTGGTTCGGTGAGGCCTGGGTTTGACAAGTTCAATATCAAAGATTGTTCACACTTTCTAGATGAATATGGTCAAGTCTACACCATGCCAGACAAAGAGTCAGAACTGTTGAAATTCTTGCCTCCTGATGAGTTTGAATTTCTAAAAAGAGATAGTGTGTATCACCCCAAGCTGGGTGTACATGTTGGAGCATTGCTCGACAAATCTATCTACAAATCATTGCATTGTTTTATGAGAGGTAAGAACTGCCCTCTCACTGAAGAACATGCATGTGCACAAAACATTGATGGAGCCTTGCGTGAATGGTTCAATCATGGTGAAGAAAAGTACGAGAAACAACGACAATTGATGACTGATGTTGCAAATCGTGCTGGAATTTCTCACATGTGCACCGGACTCAATTTAAGCTATAACGAACGTGCAGCTGATTGGGTCGCAACCTATCAACCGGAGTAAGTTCACTCCACCGTCACTTCGGAGACATTAAATCCGGCCCAGTTTTAAATCTGATGGTAAGCAAAATTAATGCATGTATATGGATACCACGTTTATTTTGATCTTTATGTGTTTTGTAGATTAGATGTAGGCTTTGCATGTTTAACGGTCCCTAATGGGGAATCGAGAGATGAGTTCACCGTGCTCAATTGTAAATACTTCGTTCTGTATGAGTTAACCCGCTCTGCAGTCTGTACATAAAGGGGTTGGTAATAATTGTAAATGTATTTTAGAATTCTTTCAAGGTGCTAATGTTGAAGTAGGAACTGGCACGCGACCAATGGTCGAACTCAACAACACAACAGTTGATGCACACGTGGATGCGGTGTCTCAACAAACCATGATGCCACAAAGCGGAGTGGATCCTGATTCGGTGTTTGATCACCCAACATTTGATTGGGTGGTGATTCCTCGATTCACACAAGGGGGTAAGATTAAGTTCAAACCCCAATCTGGTACAGAAACCACGAATGACAATCGTATTACTTCGTCCGCTACACAATCGAAAGAAGAAAATGTGACATTTCGCGATCAGAATCCATCTTACAGCTATGAAGTGTTGTCTGAGATGGATCCTACTCGCATGTTGCAAGATTCAACAGATGCTGAACTTGGAAATTTCTTTTCTCGACCAATTAAAATCTATGAGAAGGAATGGTCAACTAGCACGACTTTGGCAAATGATTTTGATCCATGGGAATTGTATTTTGGCAATCCACGCGTTATTAATCGTATTGCCAATTACAATTTGATGAGATGTAAATTGCATTTGAAACTTGTCATTAATGGCAATGGATTTCAGTATGGTAGAGCTTTGGCAGCATACCAGCCCATGGATTCCTTTGATACTTTGTCTACGCATTCAGCGCTCATTTCGGAAGATCTTGTGCAAACATCTCAATTGCCTCATGTATTTTTGGATCCCACCACGTCAACTGGGGGTGATTTGATTTTACCATTTTTCCACTATGATAATTATTTGGAAGTGCCCACGGCGCAATACAGAAATTTGGGAAGAATGTATTTGCGGTCGTTGAATACTTTGAAGCATGCTAATGGTGCTTCTGATCAAGTAACCATATCTGTTTTTGCGTGGGCAGAGGACATGTCTCTCACAGTTTTGACCAGTAGAGAACCTTCTACGCTCGTGCCTCAATCGGGTAAGGAATCAGAGATTGATGAAGCCAATAAGACAGGTATGATATCTGGTCCTGCAACTGCAGTGGCAAAAGTATCAAACGCATTGGGTGTCATACCCGCGATTAAACCATTTGCTATGGCTACATCATCTGTTGCGACAGCAGTCGCAGGTGCAGCCAAATCAATGGGATATTGTAGACCACCCGTTACTAAGAATCCAGATCCTTATCGTCCAACACCAACCTCACAACTCGCGACAACGAACACACCGGATACAGCCGTGAAATTGACTGTTGATGAGAAACAGGAATTGTCCATTGACCCTCGTATTGCTGGTGTAGGACCTGAAGATCCATTGTCTATAAGGGAAATTGCGAAACGAGAATCGTATTTGACTAAATTTTCATGGAACATTGGAACAGCACCAGAGACATTGTTGTGGAATGCTAGGATTGATCCAGTAACGTGGGCAGAAAATGCTGGTCCGCCAGCTTCATATCATTTTCCTGCGTGCGCGATGGCAGCTTTACCATTTAAATATTGGACAGGCACTATGAAATTTAGGTTTCAGATTGTATGTTCTGCATTTCATAAGGGAAGGTTGAAATTTGTGTATGATCCGCAATTTTTGGCATCTAACGAGTACAACACAAATTACTTGGAAGTTGTTGATATTGCTGACACACAGGATTTCACAATTGAGTTGGGTAATGGACAACCCATGACGTTACTTGATCATCATTTACCAGGATTTGATTCTGTAACGCAAATGTATTCCACTACACCATATGCTAGTGAAGAAGAAGGTAATGGTGTGATTGGAGTATACGTTGTCAACGAGCTCACGACTCCGAACAGTACAGTTAACAACGACATTGAAATTAATGTTTTCGTTTCTATGGGTGATGACTTTGAAGTTTTTGTACCCGACGATCATTTTCAGAGATTTGTCATGAAACCACAATCTGGTAAGGAAACATTGGTACCAGAAAGTCAAGACACAAGTGAGCCATCTGCACCACAGCAGTCTATGACTGATGTTGTCGGTCCTGGTGTGCAGGACACGGCATTGATTAATATGGTTTACACTGGTGAGTCAATAATGTCTTTTCGTCAAATGCTTAAACGGTATTCATTGTGGCGTCGTGAAGATACCGCACCCGTTACTGCTTTCACAAGATTTTCACGTAGTCAATGTATGTTTCCCTTTTTGAGGGGAGCTGTTGATGGTGCTGTTGATCAGACAGGTGCATTGACGCCTTATAATTATTGCAATACTTTGCTTTTGCATTGGGTTACTCTAGCCTTTTCTGGTTGGAGAGGTGGAATTCGCTATAAGATTATGTTTCAAACGAGTTTAACGCAAAATGCAGATAATACATCGTCGAAAATGTACATACAGCGTGAGGACCCGTATCCAGCAGGCGTTAATTCATACGATCGTTTTGCTGGTACGCAACCGAATTACAATAAATTAACTGATGCCGCGTATGACGTGATTATTGGTGAAACTGATGTTACGGGCGCAAAAGGTGCTTTGTTTGCGTGTGATAATATCAATACAGCAATGGAGTTTGAAGTGCCGTATTATTCGCGCAAACGATTTACTCCTGGCAAAACACAAAATTGGACAGATGCAGTTAATTACACACCAAATTTTAGAATGGAAGGTGTGTTTCATGGCAATCCCAAAGCTACTATCGACTACAATGTTGCTGCAGCAGAGGATTTCCAAGTGTATTTCTTCACTGGGTTGCCAAGAATGTATTTCGAGCAAGTACCGCCCTTAC